TGTGTATAAGAGACAGCACCTATAGGTGATAATTATTTAACAAAAAATACAATTAAATTAGAAACAAATTGGAAAGTTACTTCAAAGGGTAAAGGAAGTTTGTTATTTACAGAACCATTTTTTGATTACAACAGAGATTACAAAATTATACCTGGAATTGTGCAACCTAAATACGTTAGCGCAGTTAATGTTATTATTGAACCTCTTAAAGAAAAAATAAAAATAAAAAGAGGAGAACCTGCTTTAGCAATAATACCATTAGACAATCAAAAAGTTATATCATCTTTAGCAACTAAAAAAGATATAGAAACTATTGGTAGACATAATTATAAACAGAACACGTTAGGTTCTGCGTGGTACGAAAAATACAGAAAGCAAGATTAACTTTGTGATACAATTCACAAATGGATTATTTTATAGGATTTGCATTAGGTTATTTTTTCAATAAGTTTTTCATCTTACTTAACGATTTATCTAATTACGATTATGAAAACAGGTATACTTACAAAGAAGAGTGGGATTGGATAGATCTTAGGGAAGATGACTTACCATAATGTCTAACGGCAACGGTTTTACAACTAAAGAATACTTACAAATAATTAAAGAGGAGATAGACACAGCTAATACACGTATTGATGAACTGCATGAAAAGATAAACAAATCACCATCACGCCAAGAAATTTTAGGTTGGCTTGTTGCAATTACCAGTAGTGCTGCATTCTTAAATAGTATAATGTAATAATGGACGGCTACGCATTGTACTGGAATATATTAAAACGCATGGTTGCTGTATTTATAGCACAGGCATTGAGTGTTATTGGTGCAGGTAGTTTAGTAGGAATAGATGTCATACAGTCATCATTACTTGCAGGACTACTAGGCGTAGCTAATGTCCTAGAGATCCTTGCTAGAAAATATCTAAATGATGGCAAACTAACATTTGAAGAAGTTAACCAGGCATTCGGTATCTTAGATAGTAAGACACATAATGATATGAATGGGAGAGAAGTATAATGGCAGATCCTTGCTGCGGTGGTGGTTGTTGCGGAACTAAGTAAGTTTCGTGCTACATAAATTTAATACACTTGTTCGCCTATGTATTGTTGCGTTCTTAGTAATTCCTTTTCCTGTATTTGCAGATCATGTGCCTACACAACCACCATACAATCAATCTATTGAAATAGATACAACAAACGGTGATATAAAAATTGGAATATATACGTCAGATGGTTGGGAAGATAGTCCACCAGAAAAATACACTATATTTTTTGACATTGATAATGATGTAACTACAAATAGTTTTTGTGTATCAACATCATTTGGACACACAGGTAACCTGCAATGGAACTATCACACGTTTTCTTTATCTGATCTACAAACATATTTTGCTAATCCTTACGGTAATTTTAGAACAAAGATTAGATCAGACAATGATACTGACAATAGTTATAGTACATTGACAACACAAATGGCAATAGATATACCTAATCAAGAACCTTTCGTAGGTGTAGAAAATTGGTCTGAACCTACTACAACATGTAATGACACATCAACTACAACAACAACTAGCAGCACATTACCACCTACAACAGAAGCTGAAGTAGAAGAAGAAGTACAAGAAGAAACCACAACTACAAGTAGTACTACGACTACAACAAAACCACCTCCTCCACCTCCGCCACCTACAACAACTACTACGTTGTATGTAGTAGTGAACGAAGATGGTAGCACATCAGAATATACTGAAACAGAAGTAGAAGATGGAACTGTAGATCGTGATAATCAACGTAAAGCTAATGAAGATAAGTATGGTTGTTACATGACAGACGCACAAATAGAACGTGGTGATTGTGATATACCAGAAGAAAAAGAGGAAGTAATTGAAGAAGAAGAAGTAGTAGAAGAAAAAGAAGAAGAAGTTATAATAGAAGAAGATGAAAAAGAACAAGCAGATACCGAAGAAGTCATTTCTGATGATGATGTTGTGGTACCTGAAGTGGTCGTTGATGATGAAGACAAAGAACCTGTTGAGCAACCTAAAGAAGAAGTCATAAAAGATGAGTTGGATCAAGAGATACCAGGAGATGACGACATTAGAGAAGAGGGAGTTCAAGAGGAAGATGTCAAAGACGAGGATAATAAAGAAGAAGAAATAAAAGAGGAGGAAAAAGTTGAAGAGACAGAAGAGATCATACTGGAACCAGAAGAAGAGCCAGAAGAACTTGAACAAGAACCTGTACAAGATCCTGTAGAACTTACTAAAGAAGAAATAGCTGTAGAGGTTGCAGAAGTAAAAGAAATTGTAGAAGACATTAAGGAAGTAGAGGTAGAAGAACTTGAAACAGAGCAGGTTATCGAAGTACTTACTGAAGTTGCTGATGTCGGAGTGGAAAATCTTACAGAAGTTAGCGAAGATGTACTTGAAGTTGTAAGCGAAGTTATAGAAGAAGTTATAACTATAGCTACAGAAGAAGTATTGACAGAAGAACAAGTAGAAGTTGTACAAGAAGTTCTTAATTTAGAAGAACCAGAAGACGTACAAATAATAGCTGAAGCAGTTAAAGAAGACGAAGCTGTAGCAGAAGCTGTTGAAGAATACGTAGAACGTGCAGTGGAAAACGCTGACGTAGAAGATTACAACCTTGCGGACGTTGTCACAGAGATACAGACTGAAGAGTTCCTTGCAGATCCTGTTGGTGCATTTACAGATATAGATATAGCTGCAATAGATCTTACGCAATTAGGTGACACAATGACCTCTACACAAAAGGAAAAAGCGCAAGAAGTTGTAGTACCAGTTATCATAGCTTCGCAAATTGTAGCTAGTGTGCAAGTTGTACCAGTTAGAATAAGACGTAGAGTATGAAGTATATAAAAAAATTAATTAACTGGATAAAAGATATATTAAAAGAAACGATTGCACAAACGTTTACTTTACTAGGTTTTTTTATAGCATGGCTAACTTTGACTGGCACAGCTAAAGACATAGTTGGTGTTGCTATAATATTAAGTACAATCTTATGGTTGTTGACTATAGGATTACGTAAAGATAGTGATGACAAACCGTCACAGAAAGCGAGCAGATAATGGCATACGGATACGGTATGAAAAAAACAAAAAAGAAAAAGAAAAACAAACGTAAAAAGAAGTAACTATGGGTATGGGAGTAAAACATTACCTTAAAACTGGCAAAGTATATAAAGGTAAATTTCATAAAATGCCAAATGGTCAACTTCACAGTGGCGCAAACCACTCTAAATCATCTAAAAGACTATACCATTACGGTGAGTTATCAAAGAAAGCAAAAGAAACTGCAAAAAAAAGTTGGAAGCGTTCGTGAGTATTACGTACAGAGGAGAAAAGTTTTCTGGTTATAATAAACCTAAGAGAACACCTGGACATAAAACTAAATCACATGCTGTTCTTGCAAAGAGCGGTGATAAAGTAAAGTTAATTCGTTTTGGACAAAAAGGAGTTAGCGGTGCAGGTAAAAAACAAGACGCAAAGTCTAAAGCAAGACGTAAGTCCTTTAAGGCAAGACATGCTAAGAACATAGCAAAAGGTAAAATGTCTGCAGCTTACTGGGCTAACAAGACTAAATGGTAAGAGGTATATTATGCCAATGAGCAAATACAGTGACAAGCAAAAGAAGATAGCAAGAATGGCACCACCACGTAACAAGATTACAGGTGCAGATTTTGCTATGTTAAAACAAAAGAAAAAGAAAAATGGCAAAAAAAAGTAAACCAATTTGGGATAAACCAAGACCAAAAGGATTAGGTAAACCAAAGAAACTTACACCTGATCAAAAAGCAAAAGCTAGAGCAAGAGCTAAAGCTAATGGTCGTAAGTATCCTAACATGGTGGATAACATCTGGGCAGCTAGCAGGTAGGATTATACGAAAGTATCTTGTCCTAAATGCGACAAACCTATGAAAGTGCAGTTAAAGAATTATTCTTTAAACTGTACAAATCCTGATTGCAAGGACTATAATAAGAACAAGTAAACAGGGAGAATAATGAAAATACAAGTTGTTCGTACACAGTTTGGCATAGACGCTACTAATGGTCTTATGTATATTGACGGTAAATTTGAGTGTTATACACTTGAAGACCAGTATCAAGCAGTAAAAGTAATGCACGAAACCTGCATTCCTGAAGGAACATACGATATAAAATTCAGAAAAGTAGGTGGATTTCATCAGAAATATAGTGCAAGATATAAAAACGCACACTACGGCATGTTGGAACTACAAAATGTACCTGGATTTCAATACATACTTATTCACTCTGGTAATACGGACGAGCATACATCTGGTTGCATTCTGACAGGTAACACACAACAAGATTTAGATTTAGGTAAAGACGGTATGATTGGACAGTCACGTGTGGCATATCAAAGCATGTACAAAAAAGTGGCAGCAGTATTGTTGCAAGGTAAACCAGTTACATTAGAAGTAAGCAAAATAAATTTAGATGGTGCTACTGCTGTACCAGAACAAAGTCTCGATAGTAAAACGTTAAATTCTATTCACGAAAAAGTGACACGAATTGACGCTAAACTACAGGGAAGACCAATAATATAGACTAGAGATAATATGAGTGACGAACTCAAAGCACTTATCGAAAAAGTTGTATGGACATTCATTGAAGCATTTGGTTCTGCTTTACTTGTAGGTCCTGCACTCGACTTAGACATTACAGCAATCCAAGCTGCAGCTATTGCAGGTGGCGGATCAGTAATCGTTGTACTAAAAGAGTATGCAAAAAAACAACTCGCAGGTAAGTAAACTTACAGCAACCCAACAGGACGTACCACACAACGAAACTAAAGATACACCTAATCACCCTAATGGTTGGGAACCTGGTGTAGAATTTAATTACAAAACTAAGACAGGTACTATAACAACACGGGCTATGCAGAATGCAAGTCCAGAGTTTGACGACTTACTTAGATCGTGGGGATTTGATCCTGAAAAATATTCTATCCTAAATGACACAATACGTGTAAGCACGTGGGATATGAATTTGGGCAAAGGAGACGTGCAACAAGCGTGGGCATACAAAGCACAGATAGTTTACAAAGAACATGTGCTTGATACAGAAGACTATGACCGCATATCTAAATGGATACAATCGTATAAACGCAAAGCTAAACCAAAAATAAAACAACCAAAAGCTAGTTTTTTTGTAGCAATATCAGACTTGCAATTAGGTAAACGTGATGGTGGTGGCACTGAAGCTATTGTCAATAGATTTTTAGAGAAGATAGATACAGTACGTGATCGTTATAACTTTTTACGTAAAGCAGGAGTTAAGTTAGATCAGCTAACTGTTGTGGGATTAGGTGATATTGTCGAAGGTTGCGTAGGCTTCTACCCGCAGGCAATGGGACCTAACGGTGTCGAACTCGATTATCGAAACCAGATGAAGTTAGCCAGAAGAATTATTGCTAAGGCATTAGTTGAATGGTCTAAAGACTTTGATGTAGTAGTTGTAGGTGCAGTGCCAGGTAATCATGGAACTAAAAGAATTGCAAAGAACTTAGCACCGACAGGAGAGATGGACAACTATGACATAGAAGTGTTTGAGCAGATAGCAGAGATATTTGCAGACAAACCACAATACAGTCATGTTAAGTTTGTTATACCAGATGAGCCACACCTATCACTAAATGTATGCGGTACAAATATGAGTTTTACACACGGACATCTTGCAGGTTACAGTGGCACAGTAGAAAATAAACTTATGAACTGGTGGAAGAACCAAACATTTGGTGGCTTCCATGCAGGATCCAGTGACATTTTGGTCACAGGTCATTACCATCATCACCGTGAATTACATGACGGACGCACATGGATACAAGTACCTAGCTTAGATGAGAGTACATGGTTTGAACATCAAGCAGGTAAGAAAACCAAACAAGGTGTAATGACTATGGTTGTTGATAGTAACGGACACAACAACAAAGAGATCGTAT